GGATGGATTACATCAAACGATGAAAGAACGGCTATACTTGTGGACAGCTATGGTGGCATTGTTTTTCAGGAGATTGAAAACGACTTTGGTGAAACAGAAGTTGTTCCAATAACAAGAGATTTGCAATCTGCATTTAATGTTGGGTTTGATGTTGAGAAGGGCGAAGAAATTGAAGCACGTTCACTTGACATTGATGCGCCATAGGAATCGGAATGGTTGACATTTATTATCCAAAGGTAAGCGAGTCTAAGGGGCATGTTTCTACATACTTTGACAACTCGCCTGCCCGTACATCTAGTGTTTTGTACCATGAGTTTGTTTCTGCGGCATCTTTTGGTGTAGATGCTATAAGTTCTATAGGTGGTCAGGCATACGCCTCTCTTACAAATGATGAGTTACTTGACGAGGAACAATACAAAAATAGCCCTTATTTTAGGGAGGGTGTTGAGGTTTCTCCATCTGGCATAAGGCGAAGCGTTGCCGAATCTATTGCAGAGTCTTATGACGAAAGATTTTATAAAAACCTTGTTTTAAATAGAGCAAAGTCTGGCTTTGGTGTAAGTGCAGCAAGGTTTAGTGCAGGCATGGTTGGCAGTTTACTTGACCCTGTAAACGTAGGGTTAGCCATAACTGCGCCGATGGCTGTGGGGCTTAACGCAACAGCACGGGCAGCTTCAATGAGAGCTGTTTCTGGGGTAGCTACTAAATTTGGTAAAACACCCGCTGCTATTGTTGCTGGTGCTGGGGAAGCCACGGTTGGTGCATTAGCCTTTGAGCCAGTTGCTTTGCTTGGCGCAAGAATACAACAAAACCCTGAGTATGGGCTATATGACTCTTTTATTAACTTAACCGCTGGTGCAATTCTTGGTGGTACTGTTACTGGTGTTGGCAGTAAGTTTTCGGAAAAGTTTCGTAGGGCGAATGTAAACACTCAGATTCAAGCGCAGCGTGTAGCCAATGCACAGCTATTGAACGGTCAGCCTGTTAATATTGACCCAATACTAAACACAGACCCTGCCATATCTCCACTTGTTACGGCGGAACGCTCAGTAAAAGCACAAAGGTACACAAACAAAGAGCAAGTGCCAAAACTAAAAAAGCCAAAACAAAGCGAGCTTCCTGATGCTTTAAAGCCGTTGAAAAACAAACCCAAGACCATAACTCAGTTTGTTATTGATAATGGAAAGATTGACCCAAGAAGTCAAATGAGGGCTGACCTTAGACAAAGGCTTGACCTTTCTGCGTTTCGCGTTGAAAAGCGTGGTGGCTTAACGCTGGAGGAGATGGCGGAAAAAGCTCAAGATGCTGGTTATTTTGAGGGTCGTTTTGACACATATAATGACAGGGCTACCCCAGAAGACTTAATCAACTTGCTTGAGCAAGACCAAGGCGGAGGCGTGGTATTTAGTTTGCTGGATGAAAACGCTCAAAAGTATTTGGATGCGCTAGAACTTGACGACAGGGTTTCTGAGTTGGGAATAGACCCAACAGGAATGACTGATGCTGAACTATTTCGGGCTATAGATTTGGCTGAGGAAAATCTGCAAAAAGAAATATTGATGCAAGAAAACATGAACAGAGAGCCGGGGCTACCAAAGGACGAGTTTGACACAGTTGTAGCTCAGGCATCCAGAGACATCACAAGCCCAGAAAATGACCCTTTTGGTGTTGATTTCTTGAACAAGATGGAAGAAGACTTAAAGCGTAGAGAAGCATCTAGTAAGGATGTTGATAGTATGATTGCTTCTGTTGATGAACAAATTACCGATGCTCAGTCAACCCTTGAGGCAATGCGTGATAATGATTTAATTACCGCAGAGGAAATGGCTGAACTAGCACAATGGGATGACGTTGTTGCTAGAGCAGATGCTATGCACTCTGCTAATAGAGCTGCTAAGTCAGCCGCATTTTGTGTAAATAAAAACATGACAACCCCACTTGGCAGTTTGGAAATTGATTTATAATGTCTGAATGTTCTGATTTATTATTAAGGTTAGCCCGTGAAGCTGGTATTGAAATACCCGAAGCAGAAGCGGAAGAGCTTATTGCTGAGTTTGAGAGGCAGCTAAGAAGGCGCTCAAGCCGTTCCGAGCGTGACGTAAACATTGCATTTGAGATTGCAATAGAAAGAACAAGGGATTTGCGTCTTGCTGCAAGACAGGCTAAACGCACCGCAATAATTTCAAAGATTAGAGAAGCTGACCTTATACGAAGAATCAAGGGTTACGATGGAAACCTTGTTGATGGGTATGCGGCTGTACAAGTTGGGCTTTCCAATATGAAGAGGGGAACAAGGGACAATGTTTCTTCTAACGGAAAGGCTTTAGAGCTAGAGCTATTAGACTCATTTTTAAAGCAGGCAGAGCAAGCTGGAGATGGCATAGAAGGAATTATGCGTAAGGGTACTCTTGATGAAGAGGTTACAAGGTACGCTTATGACAGAAACGCTGATGTCAGTCCTCAGGCAAAGAAGATTCACGAAGTTATATATAAGTTTAACAATGCTGTTAGAGAAAGACTGAATAGAGCTGGTGCTTTTATAGGCGAGCTAGAAGAATTTATAACTACTCAGATGCACGACATGATTCTTATAGCCAAAGCTGGCAGAGAAACATGGAAGACTGACATTAAAAATATGTTAGACCGCCGCCGGACATTTGGTAGGCTTAATGATGCTGAAATAGAAGAGTACCTTAACGACCTTTACAAAAGGTTCTCACTTGGCAAACACTACCTTTCTGACTTTGAGGAGGGTGAGCCTATTGGTGCAGCGACCACCGCTAATCTTGCAAAGTTAGCCAGCCAAAAAAGAACGCTACATTTTCTTAACGGCGAAAAAGCGTTTGAATACGCACAAAAGTACACAACGGGCAACATCTGGGAAAAGACGGCAAACAAAATTCGCAATAATGCTAGGACTATTGCATTGATGGAGGTCTACGGACCTAATCCAAGAAACATGCACAATAAAATTATGAAAAGGTTAAAAGCGACACCAGAGGGAATAAGCGCCTTTAAAGAGAAAGACTTGAACGGGCGGTTTGACTTGCTTAACGGTACGTTAGATATGCCTGCACATGTAACTCTTGGTCAGTTTGGCTTCTTTACAAGGGCAATAGAAAATATGGCTAAACTAGGTGGTGCTGTATTGAGTGCTTTGCCGGACATTGCATTTAAGGGCGCAACATTAAACAGAAGGACGGATATTGGTTTTTTTGGGTCTTACATAAGGGCTTTCAACGGAATTATTAATACAATGCCAAAGGCTGACCAGAAGTTTTTTGGTGAAATGACATCAATATATACAGAAGTTGCTATGGGTGACTTGCATGCAAGGGCTGGAGCAATCGACTCTATGCCGGGGATGATGTCACGCCTTCAAGAAAAGTATTTTAGATGGAATCTCTTGCAGGGTTGGACAATGCGGCACAAAAAGGGGTTAGTTGCAGCATTTTCTTACGACTTAGCTAGGTATAGAAACACCGACTTTGATGCCTTGCCAGCAAACACAAAAAGAAACCTAGAGCTTTATAATTTTACACGCCAAGAGTGGTCTTTGATGCGTCACATGGAGACGGAAGTTCCAGAGACGGGCAACCATCTCATAACCTCTGGTGCTGTAAACGACATAGCTGATGAGTTTATTGACCCTATAGTGGCTGCTTTTAGGGGTTCGCTTGATGTAAGTATTGTAACGCCTGACATGCGGCAAGCCTTTAAAGACAATCTTATTAAGAAAATCAACACGATGTTCTCAGACTTTGCTGATGAGGGTGTTGTAACCCCCGGCGGAAGAGAGCGCAGCTTGATGACGCTTAATCAACAAAAGGGGACAATCCTTGGCGAGTTTATGAGGTTCATTGGTCAATTTAAATCGTTCCCAATAACGGTTATTACAAAACAAATTGCGCCTCAATATTACGCAGGCGGTGGCGGAGCTAAAGGCGTTGCCTCACTTATACCAGTTTTAATTATGACAACAGCCTTAGGCTATGTGTCTGGGGCAGCAAAAGATGTTGTTAGAGGCAGGGTGCCTAAAGATGTAACAGACCCAAGAACCTTTATTGATGCCATGTTAAGAGGTGGTGGGCTTGGTATTTTTGGCGATTTTATCTTTAACGAGTATAATCGTTACGGAAGAAGTTTCCAAGAGACGCTTATGGGTCCGGCAGCAAGCACTTTCAACGATGGTCTTGGTTTACTTTACGGAAGCATATATGATTTGGTTGAGGATAAAGACACTGTTAATGGAGCAGACTTTATAAGGTTTGTGAAAAGCGTAACCCCCGGAGCAAACCTCTTCTACACAGAAACAGCTTTTAATTATTTGTTCCTTTACGGACTCATGGAACACTTTGACCCCGGATTTTTAAGGAAGATGGAGCGCAAGCAAAGGAAAGAATTTGAGCAAGAATTTTGGTTGCCCCCATCAACAACAGCAACACAGTTTTAATTTAGAGTGAATTAGGGTACAATACTACCAAGGAGAGTTGCATGACAGTTAGCAGCACAAACACAAAAAACAGTTACTCAGGCAATGGTTCAACCACTGTCTTTGCGTACACGTTTAAAATCTTTGATGACGATGACATCACGGTTATCCTCCGTACTGATGCTACTGGCGGTGAATCTGTCCAAACAAAGACAACAGACTATACTGTTTCTGGTGTGGGCAATGCTGGCGGTGGCAATAT